AAGTGGGTATACGTGCTCTGAGGCAGTATAGCGCGCGCTTGCTCTCGAGCGACACCTGAGGCGAGCATCAACTGATAGAACGTCATGCAGTTCTCGTGGTGTTGGTCCCAACATTGAAGCCAGTGGTCAGACTCATGGACCACCTCATCAGTGGAGCACTGCAAGCGCTTTTGATGTTGAGCTCTCAAAGCTGATGGAGTCCAAAACTGAACGTCTTCTGATGTATAGCGGCGACTGACCTCATTATAAGAGAAGGTTCTATGCCTCATGATCTGAGAACGAACAAATAGAGGACAGGTGATCTTAAGGGTGGCTGAGCAGTGTTCAAAGGGTGAGGTGTGGCCATGTTGTGCTAGATACCTAATGAGTACCGCGTCTCTATTGGTCATCTGCAACTTTGAGCTTGTCGCCTCTTCATAGAGAGACACCCGCGCCGAGTGAGCTGGCGTTGAGTCGTGACCCATGTGAGCCACGTAAGTCACCTCACCTATCCCGTCATCATAGATCTTCATTGTCGTTCCTGCGCTTTAGCTCTCTCTGCAAGTACCAAATAGCCTTACAAAGATCATCGGTGGCTGGCTCGTTAGGCTTGCGCCCTGCTCTGAGGATATACTTCAGCGCTGAACCTAGAGCGAAGTTCAGCTTATACGCCTCAATGATGTCAATAGCCTCATAGCCCTGCGCCTGATAATGATCAGGATGGTTGACCTTATCACCCATTAGAATCCCCTTGTCTTAGCGCCACCTACTCTGACTCGGCGGTCTTTGGTGGCTGTCGCTCGTGGTTGATAGTTGCGCTGATCAACTAGGGAATCTGACCAGTTCCAAGTGATGCAGTCATAGCGGAGAGCGTCGAGTGGATCTTCTCGCCCATCCTTCTTAGGCTGCTCTTTGTTGTCCCATCCATAGCTCATGATGGCCTTCCTGATTGAGTTCCCTAGAGCGCGCTCGCCATTATCCCACACCTCTTTAGTGATGAGATATTGACCTCGAGCAAATGCCCGCTTCAATCGCTGAATCCCATTGAGCACATCTGTCCTGATGGGGTCGGTGTTCGACCGCAAGGGTAAACCAAGCCCATGAGGTGGATTACCTCTCATTGCTCGGAAGGCTGAGCGCCCTGTCTGATCATTTCGCGCTCTACCGGCCTTGTCAGCGACTCCATTATCTAGCCATATCCTCTCAGCCGGTGCAGAGCTCCTCAGCGAGCGAGGCCACGCCACAGCTAGGATAAGGGTGGCTAGTTGAGCGGTGGTCACCTCTTGAGGGTTGATCTCAGCGCAGATCACATCGGCGCCAAGTTCATCGTCATGCACGATAATCAACACCGATGGTTTTCTGAATCCCCAGTCGATGGCGATACGTCCGCTCATCGAGGGCTTATACTTCCAACCGCTGATAACGTGGCGCGACTCATCGAACTCAGAGTAGATGAGCCCTGAGGGTGGCCGTGGCTTGTTCATCACCATAGCCTCACGCTCAGCCTGAGGTAGAAGCTTAGTGGCCTCAAACCATTCAGCGCTGAGGTTGGCTGAGTTCACATATGAGGTATAGAGGAGAGGTTGACAGCCCGCCTCCTCTGCGAGATTGCACCACCAAGCGCCGCTCACCGGCAGACCCACAAGGATCATGATGGGGCTCGGCCCCGCTCTCAATCGACCCATCGCCTTATGAGCCACCTCTGCTGAGAGCGTCTGACACTCATCGATGAGGCAGACACCCGAGGTGATGTTGAGCCCCTCGAGCGGGTTATGGGTGGCGTCTCGCGTCCCTGGTCGATAATAAGAGCGACACCACACAGTTGAGCCGTTTGGCGCTGACCACTGTCTAAGAGTGTGGTTGTAAGTCCATCCCAACTTACTAAGCCACTTCTCCATCTCAGGCATCAATACTGAGTTGTAACGTGGGTTGGTGTCGGTAACGAGTAGTGAGCTAGTGCCAGGTCTAAACCGAGAGATGAACAGCAGAGCAAAGACTAGCGCGCTGGTCTTTCCACTCCCCCATCCACACCGCGCCGCTATGATTCTCTCACTGCGAGCGATCCGAGAGATGATTCCATGCTGGAGCTCGTTGAGCCTAATCATCCAACTTTAGCCCTGCATCGGTGACGCGCCACCTCTCCTCAATCCTCACCTTGTCAGCTCCGACCTTAACCACACTGACCTTAGCGCCGCGCTCGATATCGAGGATGTCATGATACAGGATCTGATGAGGCTCACTGAAGTCTTCACAGCAGATGAGGCGATGCCATCCATGAATCTGATAGTCCTCTCGTTCATGCGAGGCATAGCGCGACCACGAGCGCCTGAGGTAGACTCTAGTCGTCTGTTTCGTCTGTGTCTGCTTGGTCATCGGTGACCTCCTCATAAGGTTTAGCTATCTGCTCGATCATGCTAATGATGATGTCATCAGTCTCGTTGGTGGTGTTGTTGACAGTGACGTCGACCTCTCGTTTAGCGCCCCATCGATCAGGAAAGCGGCGCTCGAGTATCCAAGCCGACGCGCGCCAGTCCTGCTTAGCCTCACCCTGATATTTGATGGTCTGCAAGAGAGTCGCCTCACTGAAGTCTTTGGCAGCCTCCACCTCTTCAGCAAACTCCTCATCCTCTTCTATCCATAGATAGTAAGTGGCGCGACTGATAGAGCTTTGGGTGCAAGCGGCTTCAACGCTCATCCCTGTTCTCAGGTTGTCGAGTAGCTTCTCACGCTTCTCTTTGCGCTTAGCCTCTCGTTTGGTTGATTGCTTTGGCATTCTTCAAAGTCTCCCTAATGTGATCTCGTAGAGCTTTGGTCTTATTATACACATCGAGGTCATCAGGATCATTGAGGTCGAGTTGTTCCTCGAGGCGTAACACCAAGAGGCGATCCAGCTCTTTCAGGACTTGACGAGTGTCTGCCTCGCGCGCGCGCGTTGTTTGTCTAGTTTGTCTAGTTTCTTTCATTATGACTCCGGTCGCTTCAATGTATTGGCTGATCTTGCAGGTCGCCGCGTTCATGAGCATCCATAATCACTCTCATTCCCAACATCACAGCGAGCATTAAGAACTGCCTCTTTATTCGTTGATCAGTGCTTTTGAAGTGCGTCTCGGTCGCCATAAGTGAAAGCTTTTTATCTTTGGACATCAGATGAAAGTCATCTACAAGCTTATTGAGATCAGCTTCCAAGTAAGGATCAAGCCTCACTCTGTGCTCGACGTACATTTTCATCTTGCTCTCTCGCAGTAATGAAGCCCTCTTGCGCCATCCAATCACCAATCGCCTTGTAGGTGTATCCTTTGGCTTTGAGGTTTTCGATTTCCTTGATTATCGCCTGCTCAGATTCTTCGTGTACGAGTTGCCCGTTATCCCAGCGATAACCAAAAGGTGCTTGATTGTTTTCATGAGTATTCATTTCAGTATTCCTTTAATGTGAAGTGGTCTTCAGCGTTTGCTCTTTCGCTGATTATCTGATGAAGAAGACCAATATAGACAGATGTTGGTAAATGACCTCTGCATATAAGAGGCTGAGTCGCTTTAATGCGCTCAAGGAGTGTATTTGTAATAGTAGATACTTCGTTGTGTTTTAGATCAGCTGGTATAACCTCCATAAGTTTTTGAACTTTATTTGATAGGTCACTTTTGACGCCATTAAACCACCACCAAAAGACGCCTTCATCTAATAGATCAGGGCTCGCCTTGTGGCAGTCGCTACACATGATCAAAAGGTTGCTCGGATGCCCTGAGCCACCATGAGCATGAGCGACAATGTGACAGCGCTCTAGGCCTAAGTCTTTTGCATTATATCTCTTGGGTGTGCTTCTTGGAGTCATATCACAAGCCCAGCAGTGAGCGCAGTCTTGGTCTATGCTGCCAAGCTTACTCCCTAAAGATATATCGTATTGAGCCTCAAGCTCTCTGATTCGGTTTTGTCCCTCTTCAGACACCCACCAATCAGCAATCTTTTGACGAGTCGGCATTGATTCTCGTTTTTGTGCCATCTCTTATCTCACTTTCTCTCTGATGAGAGCGCATTAATACTCGTTGGGTGTTTATCGGCGGGTGAATCCATCACCCCATGATGGTGGGTTGTGACTCTGAGAGAGTGGCTCAGGAGGTAGCAAATGATCAGGTTTTTGACCGTGGAAGTGATCAGGCTTTTTATCGAGCAAGCGCCAAGTGTTCGCCTTGATCTCCCAAAGTGTTTTGTCATCCTTGCCCTTGAAGCTCCTGAGCAGACCTTCAATGTATATCAAGGCTCCTTTACGAATCGAAGAGGCGGCGCGATTGCTCGACTTGTTCCAGACTTTGACAGTGTGCCACTCGGTGGACTTCTGCCACTGACCTCTTGGGTCTTGGTAGCTCTCATGAGTCGCGACTCTGAAGTAAGCGTAAGGCTCACCGTTTTGTGTAGTTCTTAACTCAGCATCTTGTCCAACGTTCCCGATGAGGGTGATACTATTAACACTACTAGTCATGGTTGGTTAACTCTTTCTGAGCCGTTGAGGGTGTATGTGATGAAACGAATCTGAAGATGATCTCCCTGAGCAGCTGCGAGCGTGACCACCCAAGCCGATGAGCAATCTTGTCTAGTCGAGCGATCTCAGGAGAGCTCACCCGCGCTGAGATTGTTTTGTCTGATGTGCTCATGATTCCTCTTTATGAAGCGCCCTCACTGATCGGTTTTCTCTGACACAAAGTTCCATTTATGTTTAAGGGTCAGTGAGGGCTAGGTGAGCTTCTCACTTCTATAATCACTCTGTCAACCGTCTTGTGTACAATGTTTACAACTCTGCAAGTATTTGATCTCAGAGACGTCTACTTTGTTTACAGATTAACTAGGCCTTTATCACTGCGGTTAAAATCGGTGAAGCGAGAGACTTTATGCAGTGAAAAGGATTGTCAGCATAACACCAAAGTGATAAGACTGTCGATGGTGGTTTTTCAAGATTCCTCCTTGATTGC